TGTGCTTTCCATTCAAATATCTTAACAGCTTTCACATCTAATTCTTCATAATAGTTGTATAAAACACGCATCAAAGGCAAATGCTTGAATGCTGCTATACCATGCAGGTTTCCCCAAACTCTACTGACAGTTTTAACTTTAGAACTCACAGAATTCAAAGTCCATCCCATCTTAATAAGAGCTTTAGGTGCTGCTGGTGCCAAAACGTAGCTATCCGAACCATCGTTTAACACCACCGGCATGAAATATGAAGAACAATATGAAGGGAACTTGTTACACGCTAATTTAGGTTTAAGACCTAAATTCTTAATGAAATCCTCAACAAACACCATAAAAGAATCTAAAAATTTGGGTTCTATGGCCACTGCCATGAGATTGTCATCACCCAAACCCAGCATCTTGAAATCGGCAACTCTACCATCTACTTTGCGATCATGCTTGACATTCCATTCCTGGATTGCACAAAAATGCACGAAAAAGTTTATGATAGTATTACCTACAGATGTATTCTGGTCTCCAGATTTTCTTGTAAAAGGAACCGAATATTTGTGACTGCGTCCTACACCATTGGTGTTGGATTGGTTGTGCAAAGTCACTCTAATATTCTTCCGTAAGTTATGATCAAGAGTAGTTTTATCAAGCACATCATTATAGAATTTATTTTCTAAATTGTGTGCACCTTCACCCTGGGTAGAATCATAGGCAGAAAAATCATCCTCCAACATAATGTATTTGTGACCAGAAGCTTCATGAACCTTTCCATAATATTGATTAAACCAAGATCCCAATTGCACAGATGTCATGCCACTAGTGTAGCAAAACTCTGCGCCTGGATTTTGACCTTGTTTAGCCATTATTTTAGAAATAGATCCGATGAAACTTCCCAAAAACATATTGGAAGCATTATTTTTCAACCCTTGAATTCCTCTAGGAGCCTTGATGGCAAGATCTCCTTCAGATGGTGGTGGCATTATTTCGCCTTTGATAAAGAACTCTCTAACATGATATTCATCCTTAGTAAAATCGTAAGTACCAATTTTGTCTATCATGCGTTCATATCCTTCTCTCTTACCAGCTTTCTGCAACTTAATCCATTCCGCATAACTCAAAGTGAATTGGTCAATAGGTTTGAAATCAAATTTCTTGAAAAACTGCTTATAGTACTTGTTTTGAAATTTAGTAAAATTGGTATTGTGTTCCGGTTTAGTAACATTAATATGTCTACCCAACAGAGCGACGTACTCATTATGGGCTGATTTATTGAATGCGCCAGGTATGGCGTCTACATTAACTGG